TGGTATGGCTATACTCAAAGCCCCACTTGACGAAATGAGAAAGTTCCAGATCGAGGCCGCCAAGTTCGGGTCACTCGGATTCGGCACCGCAGTCAATAGCGAGGCGATGAAGTTTGCCAGCGGACTAAACACCATAGGCACCAGCGCCCGCGAAAACATGGCAATTGTCGGCGATGCAATGGCCGTGTTCAAGGACTTGCACGAAGCCAAAATGGTCACTCCACTCATGGCAAAGATGAAGTTTGCCAATGAAGTTATGTTCGGTGCTGGCGGCGGTGACCGTGACAAAAAGCTCATGGACATGATGAAGGTCGTTGAATTCAGGGGCGGCACCAGAAGCCCTGAAGAATTCGCACGTCAAGCGAACTTTGCACAGCAGGCAATCACCGGCAGCCGGAACAGAGTTGACCCTTCGGCCATGTTGCAGGCTCAAAAAACGGGCGGTGCAGCATTGTCGCGCCGGAGTAACGAGGCGTTTTATCTCGGGGCTGAACCGCTGATGCAAGAATTCGGCGGGTCCCGCTACGGTACGGCGGCAATGTCGATCTATCAGAACCTTGTGCAGTCTCGCGGGGCGATCACGGCGCAGCAGGAGCTTTACCGGCTCGGATTGTTGGACAAGAGCAAGGTTCAATTCAATAGCCTCGGTAAACTCAAGCGAGCACTTCCCGGCGCGTTTTTCGGCTCTGACATTCTGGAGAAGGAGGGCGAACTTGCACTGTTGAAAAAGGTTCTGTTACCGGCGTTCAACCGGGCAGGTATCACCAGTGAAGAAGGTGTCATTCGCGAACTCGGGATGATTATGGGTAACCGTACCGGCTCGGGGCTTATGTCCCGTATCTATCAGCAGATGGACAAGCTCGAAATGCAGACCAGGGCGAACTATCACGCCGAAAACCTTGACCAGTCGAGTGCACGTGCTGCAGGTACGCTCGATGGTAAATACATAGAACTCCATGCCAAGTGGAACACGCTTATGAAAGAGCTTGGTACAACTATCTTGCCGGTTGCCTGTTATGCAGTATCCGGATTGACGACGGTACTTAAGGGGGCAATTGAGTTTGCAAAAGAGTTCCCAACGGTCACGGCGGGTCTTGTCGGTGCGTTTGGAGCATTGTCTCTGGCGCTTGCTGGCGGTGGGGTGGCTCTCGGGTTAACCGCTTGTGCTAAAGGGCTGATGCTCGTATTGCCGGGGTTATCCGGTGCGGCTGGTTTCAGCGGTCTTACGTTGTCACTAGCAGGGCCGGGAGGTCTTATCATGGCGGCCGGCGCGTCTGTCATAGCAATAAAAGCTCTGGCGGATGCTATGGCAAAATCCGCGCCTGTTACACGGCAGGGAGAAATTGAACACGCGAAACGTCATGGCTTGGGTGCTCCTATCAGTACGATGAGCATTTCGGCGGTGCCTATTCGCCGGTGGGAAGCACCAATACAGGTGCACACACAAATCAACCTTGACGGGCATAAGGTGGCAAGCGTTGTGTCCAAGCACCAGGAACGTGCAATGTCACAACCACAAAGCGGTGTTACCTTCGCCGATTCCTTAATGCACTTGCCGTCGCCGGCTAACCCGTATTAAACCAAAGGAGGGGCGTGGAGCGATTCCGCGCCCCTTTTCCAACCGGAGATATAAATGATCGAATTCAATCCACATCCAGACATTGCCGCGAATCAAAGCGCCTTTGACGCGACCAGGCATAAAACATTTTACCGCCATGACTATGAGCAGATTTTTAGAGATATCGCCCTGGAGCAGTTACCGGCGGTAGAAACATACCGGCAGCTGATACTTGAGGATCTCTTTTTCGTGGTTCTGTTCGTCATGGGGATCGAGAAAGCGAATCACCCATTTGTCGTGCAGGCTTGCCATGACCTGCAGGATGGCCCAGAGAGCAACACACTGGATGTTTGGGCGCGTGAGCATTACAAAAGCGCGATCATCACACAGGCAGAAACTTTGCAATATCATTTGAAACACCCAGACCATTGCACCGGTATTTTTGCTTATGTCCGGCCAGTAGCGAAAGCGTTTCTCCGAAGTATCAAGGTACTGTGTGAGACGTCCGACCTGCTGAAATTATGCTTTCCGGATATCTTATGGGACCGGCCAGAGACTCAAGCGCCGAAATGGAGCGAAGACGACGGGCTCATTTTCAAGCGGAAGGGTGCGGCCCGCAAAGAATCTACGATCGAGGCGTGGGGGCTAATTGAAGGCTCGCCAACATCCCGCCATTTTGACCGCAGAATTTACGACGATATCGAAACGGCTGATATCGCTGATTCACCGGATATGCTCGCCAAGTGTTTCAGCCGGTTTGAAATGTCTGACAATCTTGGTGTTGACGGTGGCATTGAAAGAGTCATAGGCACTTTTTATTCACATTACGGGCCGGTTGTGAAAATCAGGGACAAGAAAGACGTGACCGGCGCGCCGATGTACCACACACGGATTAAGCCCGCTACTCACAACGGCCAGAGGGACGGGAAGCCGGTGCTATTATCACAAGAAAGGCTGGATAAGTTGAAAATGGCGAGTTCGTTTAATTCACAGCAACTTTGCGACCCAACACCAGGGGAAAGCCTCAAGCTTGACTTTCACCAGCTTAAACCGATTGACCCCGAGGACGTGCCAAGGGACGTCTATAAATTTCTTATAATCGATCAAGCGGGCGACGATGACACTAACATCACCGAGGGCGACTCGTGGAGTATTGGAGTTGTTGGCGTGAAGCCTCAGCTTGACGATATCGGCGCTTCTGATGTTTTCCTGCTTGATATCATGGCCGGACCGATGAGCCACGCGGAAGCAATCGAGAATATAGTGCAGGTGTATTGCCGAAACGGAATGATTATGCAGCTCGGCGTCGAGAAGGTGGGGCTCTCCACAACGGAAATCCATATCTGTAATGCACTCAGATCGAGGGGAAAAAAGCTATCCGTTGAAAATAAGAATCTGGTGCTACTCAGACCGGCGGGAAGATCCAAGGTCAAACGCATCGAAAGCGCCCTGCAATGGCCGCTCCTGAATGGCAAGCTGCATTATTCAACGGCTATTCCTCAGAAGTATATCGATGCTGTTCAGGAGGAAATGGATAAGTTCCCGTTTTACCATGTTGATATTCTCGATATGTGGGCCTATGCGTTCGACATGATCAAGGAGTTCCGCTTCGAGCGCCAAGGGTTACAACGAGATCATTCCTCAACGTTTGCCGCTATCAGTGGCGTGTTCAACCGTTGATATGGACAATATCGAAACATTACTCCAAGAACATGCAACGGTGAAGTGCACCAGGCAGCTGGCGCGGATCAGCGAGGAGGCCTGCAAGCGTTACCGGGAATATAACCGTAAACTGGCGTGTGTCGGCTGTGAAAGATGTCCACCTGGAGAGTATGGTGGCGCAGCTGATTGGCTTAAAAATGAATGGAGGAAGTTCGGTTTATGAAACGACGAAGGCCCGCAACCTTGAGATAGGGAGCGGGCTTTCTGTGTTGTGACGGTTCTAAAAAAAGAGAATCGTTACCCTTCAACCAGTTTGTTAATGGTGCTGATTTCTGTCCTATACACTTCTTGCATGTGGAACGTCGCCTCATTCATACAGTCACAGATTGCAGCGATCCCACGGCAGAGGCCTTCGTCCATGTCTCCATTGTTATCGACGTGCTTTGTGATCATTTCTGACATAAACGCAAGCGCGGATACGTTTCTATCAAGCGTATTTCCCATTGTATGGGCGGCACTCAGAATTGAGTTGAAGTTTAACTTCATTGGCTCTTTGTCAGTTTCGTGTTGATAGGTGAAATTGTCGCCGTCTCTGGTTACTGTCGCGTATGGGTTTGCCATGGTGAAACCTCCGTGATTTTAATCCTTCATTATTGACTTCAGAGGGTGTCACGGGGTAGGCTACATTTGTGAGTTGCTTTACCCCGCTTCACCCAAAGCCCTTGATAGGTGGTACTATCAGGGGCTTTACTCAATCCATTTCAGCTCGCCATCTTCGTCAATTACTGCGTTTACCGGCATTGGCTGAAAGTACGGCATATTCAGCAATTCGGCCTCGTTGATTTCACGGAGAGCATCGGCCACAAAACTAACTGCGGATTTAATGTCTCCATCTGCAATGAATTGCATTGCTGTTTCTAGCCGCGATTTCACCGGAAATGTTTCACAGGAACAGCCGACAACAAGATGGTCCGTTTCATCATCACTTACGGTCTTAAATGGTTTATGCGCGAATAACTTCTTTCCGTGGAAGTCAATCGACACATAAGGGAGATAGGGTTTTTCTACGCTTGTGTTGGTGGTGCCGTCAGTTTTACTCATGTTCTTTCTCCTTTTTGTCTGTGGCCGTTGGCCGGGTTAAAGTACGTGCACTCCACCAATAAAAAACGGTTCACCAGGCTTGCCGGGGAATAATCCCTTGACCCTTCGTTTGTTGATTTGAGACTCAAGCCTTTCTAATTGTTTCATACACCGGATCAGGCCCTTGTATACTGTTTTGCTACCATGTGGCACAGTGTCAGCCTGTGCTTCAAATTCTTTGACTTCTTTACTGTAATTCATTGTCTCCCCCATTGAGAATACATTCCCCATATAGCTTTATTGCGTTGGTGAGTCTCACCCCACACACTAAAATGCTTGGCCTGTAAATGTTTGCAAAGGTAAATTCTTCCATTGCCTTAGCCATATTTAAAACACGTTGAAAAGTCTCCTTGGTTAATGTGTCATCTCCGCCAAAGCATGCGTAAACTTTCCGCAAATGTTCTATGGCCGCTTCCATGTTCTGCAAGTATATCAGTGCCTCATCTATGGGTTGGTCAGGCCCTGATTCCGTTTTATGCGCCATTATACCCCCCATTGTTCACCCAAAACGCGCAGCATAGCCGCCAACATAATATTAGGGGCAAGATCCATTTCAGCGATTGCAATCAAAGTCAACGAGGGTATTTCTACGCCACACCCACTGCATTCTTCAGGTACGAACCCAATGCGTACGGGTGGGTTGTCACCAAAATGTTTTGCAATCCTTTTAGACTCGGAGCTTTCTTCGTCGGTCAAACCCAAACGGTCATAAACAGCCCTGTTCAATACTTTCATACCACCTCCTCCTGTTGTGTTTTGTCCAGATACCGGACCAGCTCCGAAAACCGATACAGGATCTTCCCGCGCCCATTGCCTACCCGACTGAATGCCGGACCTATCCGAGCTGTACGCCACTTTTCAAGCGTGTTTGTTTTCACGCTCAGGAACACGGCGGCCTGCTTGGTGGTGTATGTCTTTTCCTGTTCTGACATGCTTCCCCCTTCCTTGAAATGGATTGAATATGGAGTGATATAAACAGAACTTGGTGGAGGGTGTCAATAAAAAATCTAATAATATCAGCGCACTAGAGTGCGGGTCTAGTGCGATTTATAGACAAGTGAATGTAATAGTTCCAAAAAATGTGATAATTTATTTTTTGGTAACAAGAAATTAACAAGATTGGTGTATAACTATATGATTTATTAGGATAATTACGGTAAATATGTGTGTTTATCGGGTTATGCGTAGTGGGTTCTGATACGTACCGGGGTACAGCAGAGTTAACCAACTGGAAAAATATGGCGCAGCGGGACGGGAGGGGGAGCTGGCGCGGCGGGCTTCGATCTCAATACCATACCGGGGGGTCAATCAATTTGATTGAATGCCCGCACTAGATAGGTAGTCTAGTGTGATATTGACACAAATCGTATGTATATCATATAGTTACGCTGAGGCGCGCTTTACATATTGACAAGATTGGTAACAATGGTGAGTATCCACGCGGATAATGCCAACGGATTGAACCGAAAACTTTTAGGGGTAACTTTAGGGGTAACAGGTAATATTGAAAACAATATTTTACATCTAATTTAATAACTTACGGCGAGCATTGTATTCCCATGTGCCCGCCAATTTCTGGCGAATTCCATGAAAAACCTCATTCTCGGCACTGCCGGCCATATCGATCATGGCAAAACCTCCCTGGTAAAATCATTGACCGGTGTTGACACCGATCGCCTTCCTGAAGAAAAGGCCCGTGGTATCACTATTGAACTTGGTTTTGCCGGTCTTGACCTTCCGGGCAGTATCCATTTCGGTATTGTGGATGTGCCGGGGCACGAAAAATTTGTGCGCACCATGGTCGCCGGGGTCGGCGGGATGGATGTGGTCATGCTGGTGATCGCTGCAGATGAAGGGGTGATGCCCCAGACCCGTGAACATCTTGATATCTGCCAACTCCTCGGTGTCCGCAGGGGGATCGTCGCCCTGACCAAGAGCGATCTGGTTGACCCGGAGTGGCTGGAGTTGGTTGTGGCGGAGGTGGGTGAATTCCTCCAGGGAAGTTTCCTCGAAATGGCCGTGATCGTCCCGGTTTCCTCTCGCAGTGGTGCTGGAATTGACCGGCTGAAGGACGAACTTGGCCTGATCGCCCGTGCTCTGGAACAGAGGCGGAGCGAAGGGGCGTACCGACTGCCGGTGGACCGAGTGTTCACTCTGGCCGGGTTTGGTACGGTTGTCACCGGTACGCTGCTCTCCGGAGCTGTTGCGGTGGGTGACGAGGCGGAAGTGCTGCCGTCGGGGCTTCCCTGCCGTATCCGTGGTATTCAGGCCCATGGGACAAAGGTTGAAAAAGGGGAGGCCGGTTCACGGTTGGCGCTTAACCTTCAGGGGATAGATCACTATCAGGTCCACCGTGGTGATGTCGTCGTGCCCAAGGGCGTTTATAGTACAACCCGGATTGTGGATGTGTACCTGAATCAACTTTCTTCGGCTCCGCGTGACCTGAAACACCGTGCTGTGTTGCGACTTCACTCTTCCACCTACGAAGTACCGGCCACGGTCATACTCTTCGACCGTGATACCCTTCCCCCCGGTGAAAGCGCCTATGCTCAGCTGCGGCTGGCGCATCCCGTATTGCTCCTGAACGGAGACCCGTTTGTACTCCGCTCCGTATCTCCCTCTGCAACCGTTGCGGGAGGAAGGGTTCTTGACCCGTCACCGCCGGGGCGCAGACGGCGATCAGCTGAAGCGCTGGAGTTGCTTGAGCACCTGTCCGCCGGTGTCGATACGGAGGTTATTGCCGGAATGGTCTCGGGGAGCCTGCTTTCGGGGATCACCCACGCCGAGATTTCAAACAGGAGCGGGATTGTTTCCCGGCGGCTGGAGGGGGCGTTGGCAACCCTGCTGGCAAGCGGCGAAATCATCCAGGTGGTGCGTGACCCCAAAAAATATCTCAGCCGCGATGCCTTTTCGACCCTGTGCACTCTGCTGGTTGAAGTAATAAAAGGGTATTTTGCCCAGAACTCGCTCAAAGAGGGGATTAGCAAGGAAGAGTTGAAAAC